ACATGAATCACAAGGGCAGGTGGATAATAGCTCTTTTAGCGGATTGTTGGTGTAATCTAATGACTCCGGACCTGTTCCTCGCGACATTAAATCAATATGTGGCTTACTCATGGTTTCGCCTCGGTCGCATTTTTTGGCGCGGATTGGGGTTTTAGCGTTCTTGTCTGTTCAAACTGTGCGTCAGTTGCGGTGGCATCCATGCGTCTGCGCTCTTTCTCAGGAATGTGGTTCTTGTTTTTAGGGGGGTTATTGGTCATCATATTAATACACCGAATCCGCATTATCGTACTCGCCTTTACCATAAGTGAGGTCATAGTTTGTACGGCCTATACTAAATTTGGACAACCAACTATTCTCCCTATACGTCCCATGTTCCAAAAACGCGTCGATAGGGTCGGTATACGCCGCAATCCGCGCAGTAATAGTCTCATTGATTGCACGAATCTTGGCACGCTCTTCATCTGTCAGCTTTTCGCCTGACGCATTTATGTACTCCGGGTGGGTCATAGGTAACAAGTGTGCATCAAGTTTCTTATACTCCGTCCCAGTCCAAAACATAGGCCAAGCTGTCTCGGGTATGGTGTTAGCCTCTACCGTTTCCTCAGGCGTAGCGGACTGTGTATCATCTAGTGTAAAGTCTACACTCTTCGACCCGTCCTTATTAAAACTAATGGCCGCTTTTGACCCAGGCGGCCCTGACACAATTACTCTGTCAACATCACATCTGGCTGCTCTGCTCATGATTTAGCCACTATCGATTTGTTTGCGACTTTGAGTTGTGCTTGCGCGTCGGATAAAAGACCTGCTTCTAACTCTAGCTCGGCACGCTTGATGTCCACTGCCCTCAATAACTTCCCCTCTTCAATTTCCCAAGTTTTAATCTTGGCTGCCTGCCTGTCTAATATGTCCTGTCGCTTTGCGAGTCGGCGCTCGAGGTAGGCCACATCGCCCTCTAATAATGCCACTGCCTTTAAGCGGGAGCTTATATCAATGGTAAGTCTGGCAATGCGGGCGTCCACCTCCGTGTTGCGCAGCGGCTCGGCGGTGGTATTTATTTTGGCCGTTAGGCGCCGCTCTTTTCGCTCGACGAATCCTAACTGGCGTTTTGTTAGTGGTTTCTGTAGTACGGCGCTCATCGTGACAATCTCTAAAGTGAATGGAATGGTTAGAATACGTCTAACTTTGAGAAGTGTCAAGAATTATTACTGGTATGATTTAATCTTTAGTGGGCGTGCTGCGAATCTTGCCACAAATAGTTAGGCGCGCTATGGTAGTGGTATGATACCTGATAGCGTCAGTCTCAGAGAAAAAGGTGTGCTTTTCTTGATACGGAATAGCCACTATCCATTTGTCTTGCACTTTGTTGAAGGCCATTTTGGTGATGCATTTGCTTGCGTCGTATTTTGTGGCTTCACGGAGTTGGCGTTTGTCTTTGTTAATTCGCTCCCTGCGATATTTGTCAGATATCGCTTTACGCTTGTTTTCGGCGGATAATACCTGGAACGTGCGCTCCTGATTTCTGAGTTTGGTATATTTTTTGTCAAATAAGCACTGTGCACGTTTTAACGATTCTGGCGAGGGGTATATCGGTGCTAAATCAGGGCGGATATTCTCCCAGCTTAGATTGAGGGTGTTGCCGTCACGGAACACGGGGGCTGCGGGGGATTTATAGCTGAGCGGAGCGAGGCTATTGGTGGCGTTGTCAATTAGATTGGACAAATCACTTGCACGTTGGGGCAGGCGTGTTGCAGTTAGTAGAGTATTGTTGTCTGGTGACGGCACGAAGACCTCGCATCCCTCGTCGGACAGCTGTCGCTGTCCAACTCGGGAAGGAACAGGTATTGAATTGTATTGGAAATCAAACACATAGCCGGCGCCCATCCACAAGATAGCGAGTTGCCAGGCCGGGTAGGTGACGCCGCCGACGGTGATGACACGGAGGGGGTTATAGGGGCGGACCAGGTGGTGGTCTTCGTGCCTGTGGATAAGTCCGTCGGGGCCACGGGTGTCGGTGTGGATGGGCAGGTTGACGCACGGTTTGCAGATGGGGTTATTGTGGCGGTCGACGGGATGCTGCTCGCGGGTGCGGCCGGTGAGGATGCGGCCACCGGGGTAGGAGCGCGGTGGGTGGGGGCTGGTGGCACGTTGAGGGCGAAGGCCTAGATGAGGGTCAGGAAAACGTTTCGAGGCGTGAGCGGGGTTTTTGGCGCCTTTATGGGGGCGGGTGAAGGTCTGGTGTTGGATGTAACCGGCTTCGCTGCCGGTGTGTTGGCCGGATATCCACCAGAATTCACCGAGGTGCGGCACGTAGTCGAGGACGGCGTGCAGTTGGGTCTGGGTGAGGGTGCCACGGGGAATGGCGGGGGGTTTGCGAGATATCAGGCCGTGGGCTTGTTTGATTTGGCGGGCGATGTGGGGGCGTAGCGTGGTGGTGCCGCTCCATTTGGTCTCAACGGCTGGATGCCCCAGGCGAATGTCGCGGCGGCGCGGCTTGCGTTTGGGGTTGGTGGGCACGATGTATTCGGAACGGGGCTTACCCAAGGGATTGGGGTCATAGCGGGCGAGGTTGTAGAGGCGCCAGTATTCGGCGCTGTGGCCGTCGTCTTTTGGATGGGGGAAATAGTGTTCGCCTGGCGGCACGGTGTAGGTGAGGGCGGGGCGATTGATGGCCTTGTAGAGGCGGTTTAATTGTTCTTTTGCGGGTAGCTCAGGATAGCGGTTGCGGCGTTTGGGGCGCAGATGTTCGGGCAGGGCGTTGCGCTTGCGCTCGCGGCATTCTTGTACGCGGGCGACGTTGTACGCGGCGATTTGTTCGGGGGTTAAGGGGCTGTTTTTGCCGACCGGGGAGAATTTTGTCATGCTCGTCGTCTCATTTGCCCCACTGGTGGGGGAACATAGTGTTTTCTCGGGCTAATCGTAGCCGTTCGGCGACGCGTTGTTCGACGGTCAGTGAGTTGAGCCATGCTTCACGCTCGGCGTCACGTACGCGCTTGGCTCGCGGTCGGTGGGCATACAGCTCACAGCGTGGGATAGTGCAGTTCTCGACTTGCTCACGCCAGGTGCCGCCTGCTAACGGGTCATAAATGCAGTAATTGGCGATGGCTTTTTGCGGGGAGACTTTGGGTTTTTCTGATAACATGTAAACCTCTATCGGTTTTAGTAAGGGAATGGTCATGATACACACTTTTATGACAATTGCTAACATAACTTGCGTTTTTGTACTATACATAAACCATACGGTCGCTCACACTTTTCAAAAGTGAGACGGTCGTCTCAGTTGTTGTGGGGTGTGGTTTTGCGGAAGTTAGAACGTTCTAACCTTGATGGCTGAAAGTGGCATAAATTGTGTAGCGGTTAGGCTACTCTAGTATTATCTCACATAGGCCTTATAAATTAACGATTTTCAAGACGTACGTAATTGCGTACCGTTACACATAGTACACTACACGTATACTAGCGTACACACGAAAAAATGGTCGCGCAGGGGGTTATATATTATTAATAGTAGAGTAGTAGTAGTAGTAGTAGTAATATATAATAATAATAAAGATTCTAAAATAACATAAACAATTGATTTGATTTAACAAAGCCGCGAAAAAGTGCGAGCGGCGTTGGACATTGTGGCGCGTCGTTATGTTAGCAATACTTAACCCAGCCTCGCCGTCACCTTAGGGAACAGGTGTTAGTTTTTCCCCAAATCAGGGGGATTTCCCACGCTAGAATAACACCTAACATCAGCCGCCATTATCAACAAAAAAGAAACAATACCACAAGGTTAGACGTGTCTAACTTTACAAAACTTGGCGGGTGCGTTCACTAACGCTCACGCACAAAAAAGCCTCCCACGTCGTACGACGTGGGAGGCTTGTAAAGTTTAGTTGTACTTATAATTCCATTTTGGCGTCGAGTAACACAAGCCCCAAGCCCCTGTAAACCTCCCGGACTTCAATCAGTGACATATTGTCTACGATAGCGGCAATGGCTTTTTTAACCTTTAGCGCGCTATCCCGTCCGATAGTAGCATCTTTACTAATGACTGTACTTGCATCATGGTTGGTTTTGCCGTCGGCGTCGGTAGCTACACTAGGGGCTTTTTTACCTTTAGTCTTCTTAACTTCAGCCGCGGCCGCGGCTGCATTTTTCTTCTCTTCAAGGTCCGCTACTTCCGCGGCGATATCACCCAACAAGTTTTGTGCGGCCGCGGCCGCTATTGCATCAACTTCCGCAACTTGTAAAGTTTCTTTAGACAAAGTTTCTACTTTACACACAACCGCGGCCGGCGTGCTTGGTGTGTTTTGTGCCAATATCACTGCAGCTTGTATTTCACTAGCGCGCTTTTTACTTTCAGCCGCTATACCAGCCGCTCTTGTGGCTGATGCTTCGGCCGCTTTTTTGTCTTGTAGCAAGTTAAGCCATTTTTCATTGTAAATTTCGTACATTAATCGTGGTTTATCCTTGCCCACGTTAGTGGTATATTTACCACTATCCAAAAAGAAAGACATCGTACTGATTTTTTGCTTAACAACGTTTTTAACGTCGATATCGGCCGGTGCGGACCAGCCCAGACGGTTTTCAGGCTCGAGCGTGTTTTGGTGCTCATTCCATAATTTTTCATGGCGCGCCAAGTAATTGGTTTTAAACTCTTCAGCTGCTACAAGGTACGGAAACTCACCCGCCTTAAGCTTTTTAGCTTTAGTGTGTCCCGATTGCAAGCTGGTATAGCCAGCTTTTACAAGCTTTTCTAATATGCTAACCATACCACGGCCTGCTGTATAAACAGCTAACGCGGCGTCATCTATCGCGTACGTCGCCAAGTCATACTCATGAATTAAGGTTGCCGCGTCAATTGTAATTGATTCTATACCCAGTTCAGATTGAATAGCGGCCGGTATTGTTTTTACTTTGTTAGTTTTCATTGTCTTATGTCTCATATATAAAGGTTATTGCAGGGCAGGATTGCCCCACGTGTTACATTCTAGGCGAGTCAAGTTAGTTTGTCTAGTGCATAGTAAAAATAAATGTACAAAGTTATAATCATTCTAACTTTGGATTGCTGGATATATTGTAGCGCGCGTTACGCACACACACGCACACGCGTAGCAAAATCCATGCCAAGCTGGTAGTAAATGCCCAGTTTACTAGCGTAGGACAATTGGCGACCCCGCCCCAAGCAAAATGCCATCGAAGGAGTCCCGTTATATTAGTATACTAAAATGGATTCCCGATTCCTACGCCACAACAAAAACCCACTAAACTGTGTGGTATTTAGCTATGCCACAACGTATTTCCAAAAAATTTTTTGCAAAAAATTTGAACTCGTCGAGCCCTAAGTCTATGATATTGGGACACTGTCACCCTCAGACGCCGACGCACCATGACCACCGCCGCACTAAATCCCCAAATCGATTGGCATCACCCAATCCCAAAACCCAAACTCCCGCATGAGCTCGAAGACGTGCGCCAACGCGCCAAAGCCGCCTTCAACACTGCCGAGTTCTTAAAAGCCTTCGGCCTGCCCATTAACATCACCGAAGACGACCGCGACCAGGCGCGGGCTATCTTCATGGGCAACCCCGACGCGCCCGACGCGCCCAAAACTCCCGGCGCTGCGCTACACCTCGAAGCCCTCTTGACCAAGTACGACTACACGATGCTCGGCGCCACCAACAAGATGCGCAACTACGTGCTGTACAACTTGTTTGATCTCGCAGAAAAAGCCTCATCGGATTCAGTCAAGCTCAAGTCGATCGAGCTCTTGGGCAAAGTCGCCGAGGTCGGGCTGTTTGCCAATAAGCTCGAGATAGCCATCACCGAGCGCCCAACGTCGGAGCTGGAGGACGAGTTGCATAGACTATTGCGCGGCTATGACTTGGGAATATTAGAGGGCGAGCTGTCTGATGTCCAGAGCCAGCTGTCTTTAGAGCGCGAAGCACGCGGTGACCCCTCCCCCCTCTCTGGCGAGGTTGGGGCGAGCGGTGAGCTGACCGACGAGGAGCTTAGAGGTGACGGTTGACACGCTATTAATAGCCTTGGTCTTTGGCGCCCTTATTGCTTTGATTTGGGATTGGCTTGAAGATGACGAGTCTTAGTGCACTCCCGCCGGGCGACCGCGAGCGCTTGGAGGCGTTGGTCCAGGAGTTAAAGCGCCGGCGTCATCAGGAGCTGTGCCGCAAGTCCTTTTTGGCGTTTGTAAAGCACATGTGGGGGGATGAGTTTGTGCTGGGGCGGCATCATGTACGCATAGCCAAAGAGTTCGAGTTTATTGAAGAACACGAGAATGGGCGTATAATCATTAATATGCCACCGCGCCATTCCAAGTCGATGTTCGCGTCGGTGTTCCTGCCTGCGTGGTATCTCGGCAAACACCCTGACCACAAGGTGATTCAGTGCTCGGTAACAGCGGAATTGGCAGTAAATTTCGGGCGGCAAGTCCGGAACATGATTGGGTCTGAGAAATACCGTGAGATTTTCCCGACCGTAGAATTGCAGGCTGACTCCAAAGCGGCAGGGCGGTGGGCAACTAACTTCGCTGGCGTTTACTATGCAGTTGGAACCTCAGGCAGCGTCACAGGTTTGGGCGCTAACCTATTGATAATAGACGACCCAGTCGACGAGCAGGTCGCCATTCAAGCACTTTCTACGCCAGAAGTCTATGATCGCGCGTATGCGTGGTTCGAGTCAGGTCCAAGACAGCGACTACAGCCAGGGGGGAACATTGTGGTGGTTATGACCCGCTGGTCAAAACGGGATTTAACGGGCCAATTGCTCCAAAAAGCGGTGCTAAAATCAGGAGACCCCTACAAACTCATCACGTTTCCGGCAATTCTTCCCTCAGGCAATCCGTTATGGCCAGAATATTGGTCAATTGAAGCACTAACCGCTACGAAAACTGCCATTGCGCCGGGTAAATGGCAGAGCCAGTATCAACAAAATCCCGTTTCAGAAGAGAATGCGTTAGTAAAGCGTTCGGATTGGCAAATATGGCCCAAAGACACGCCGCCACCTGTCGATTTTGTCCTACAAACGATGGATACCGCCTTTGAGAAGTCACAAAGGGCTGACTTTTCCGCCATAATCACTTGGGGCGTGTTCACCCACGATGACGACACCGGTCTACCTCAGAGCCATATCATTATGCTGGACGCGCATCGTGAGCGTTGTGAGTTTCCGCGCTTAAAACAGATGACCAAAGAGAAATACGACCAGTATGATGCTGACTGTCTCTTAATTGAAAAGAAAAGCTCGGGAGCACCGCTCATTTATGAGCTTAGAAGCGCCGGTATTCCCTGCTCCGAGTTCACGCCGACACGTCAAAGTGGTGACAAGCTGGCCCGCCTCGCAAGTGTCAGTGACCTCTTCAACTCCAAGCGTGTCTGGGCTCCGGACAGGCGCTGGGCGGAGGAAGTCATCGAGGAAGTGGCTTCATTTCCTAACGCCGAGCATGATGATTATACAGATTGCGTTTCGTTAGGTTTATCCTATTTTAGGAAGGGGGGGTTTATTAGGTCGTCTATGGACCTTCCGGATGAAGTTAAGTATTTCAAAAGTCACAAAAAAATGGCATACTATTAACCTTACCCCCTACCAAAATTAGGAGCCCCAAAATGGCATATAAAGACATGGAAAAGAAGAAAGTTTGGGAAGACGCAAACAGAGAGCGCAGAAAAGCACTTCGGAAACAGCGGTACGAAGCTAATAAAGAGAAAGAATTAGCTGCGTGTAAGGCATACCAAGACGCTAACAAAGATAAGCGCAAAGCCTATATTGAGGCAAATAAAGCGGACATAGTGGCAAAAGGCATCATTTACAGAACAACCCACAAGGAAAAGACCTCTGCGTATATGAAGCGATATTATGTTGAAAATACCGAAGAAATAAAAGCCCGTGCGAAGATATCTCGATTAAAGAATGCCATTACAGTGCGTGCAGGTAAAAAAGTATGGTACGAAAATACCAAACACCGCAATAAAGATATCCGCCGAGAGTACAATAAGGCGTGGAGAGAGCGCACTTTGGAGACGCGCCGTAAAAAAGCGCGCCAGTATTACTATGAAAATAAGGAAACAATCATAGAAAGACACCAACGCCATTATGTAAACAACAAGTCTCTTTATATAGCAAGGGGCGCAAAACGAAGGGCGGCAAAAATGAAGCGCACACCAACATGGCTTTCCCCACTAGACTTATGGCTTATGGAAGAGATTTGCGCACGCGCTTAACTGGCGTAGAATGGCATGTTGACCACATTATCCCATTACAAGGCAAGAAAGTGTCCGGATTACATGTTTCAAGCAATCTTCAAGTTATACCGGCAGTCTTGAATTTACAAAAAGGCCGATTCCATGCCCATTAGCCCCTCATTATCCCAACCGCCACAAGGCCTCAGTGCCCTCCAGCCCCCATCTGGTTTCGACCCTGGAATTGAGATAGAGATTGATGACCCGGAGTCCGTCTCCATTAATGGTATAGACATCACGCCTGACAAAGAGGACGACTTTGGGGCTAATTTGGCCGAAGACATCTCCGATGCGGAGCTCACCAAGATAGCGGGTGAACTTATCGCAGATTACGAAGATGATGAAATGTCGCGTCGGGATTGGTTACAGAATTATGTAGACGGTATTGAGCTGTTAGGTGTGGGGCGTTTGGATGAGAAAACAGAACCGTGGGCTGGTTGCTGCTCGGTCACCTCACCCCTTTTGGTCGAGGCAGTAGTAAAGTTTCAGGCTGAGGTTATGCAAAGTACCTTTCCTGCCATGGGCCCTTGTAAAACCAAGATAATCGGTAAAGAGACGCAGGCGCTTAAAGAATCAGCACAGCGCGTACAAGACGATATGAATACCCAACTCGTAGACGTCATGGTGGAATACCGCAGTGAACATGAGAAATTACTCTTCTCGCTGGCGGTTGCGGGGAATGCGTTTAAGAAATGTTATTACGATATAAATTTAGGCCGCCAAGTCTCCATGTTCGTGTCGGCAGACGACGTAGTCGTCCCCTACGGCGCCGCCTCTTTAGAGTCCGCCGAGCGCATCACCCACGTCATGCGCAAGTCCAAAAATGACGTCAATAAATTGATTTACGAAGGCTTCTACCGCGACGTCCCCCTGGGAGAACCGTCCAATACCCTGGACGATATCGAGAAGCAGGTCGCCGAGCGCTTGGGCTTCCGCGCCACCCAGGATGACCGCTTTAAGCTTCTGGAGATGCAGGTCAATCTGGACCTGGATGATTTCCCGCATAAAGACAAAAAGGGTCACCCCACCGGCATCGAGCTGCCCTATATTGTCACCATTGAGAAAGGCACGACTACTATCCTGGCCATCCGCCGTAACTGGGACCCGGACGATAGCAAACAAATCCGCCGCAACCACTTCGTCCACTACGGCTACATCCCGGCGTTCGGCTTCTATAACTTAGGCTTAGTCAACCTCATAGGCTCCTTCGCCAAGTCCGGCACCAGCTTAATTAGACAATTAGTCGACGCCGGTACGCTATCTAATTTACCCGGCGGCTTCAAAGCCAACGGCCTGCGCGTCAAAGGCGACGATACCCCGATCGGCCCCGGCGAGTGGCGCGACGTCGACGTACCGTCCGGTACATTGCGTGATAACTTCATGCCGCTGCCCTACAAAGAGCCCAGCCAGACCTTATTTCAGCTTTTGCAAGCGATAGTAGAGGAAGGCCGCAAGTTCGCAGGCAGCGCCGACCTCGCCGTCTCCGACATGAGCTCCAACAGCCCGGTCGGCACCACCTTGGCGGTCTTGGAGCGGACCTTGAAGATGATGTCGGCGATACAAGCCCGCATCCATTACTCAATGAAGCGCGAGCTCCAGCTCCTGCGTGATATTATCAGAGACTACACGCCGCAGTCTTACAGCTACGAGCCGGAAGAAGGCGGCCGCAGTGCCAAGCGCAGTGACTACAAGCAGATTGCCGTCATCCCGGTCAGCGACCCCAACGCCGCCACGCTCGCCCAACGGGTCGTCCAGTACCAGGCGGTGTTACAACTGGCGCAAGGCGCCCCGCAGTTGTATGACCTGCCTTTACTACACCGGCAGATGTTAGAAGTCCTCGGCATCAAGGACTACCAAAAGTTAATACCCATGCCCGGCGACAGTAAACCCCGCGACCCGGTCACCGAGAACCAGGACATTCTCAAGGGTAAGCCGGTCAAAGCGTTCCTCTATCAGGACCACGAGAGTCACATCATAGTGCACATGGCCGCCATGCACGACCCCAAGGTCATGCAGGTCCTGCAAGGCGCCTATGGCAATAACCCCCAAGCGCTGCAGGCGCTCGAGGCGACCCTCAGCGCGCATATCGCCGAGCATTTGGGCTATGAGTACCGCAAGCAGATCGAGCAGGCTGCGGGACAACAATTGCCCTCTTATGGGTCTCCGGAGGATGAAGATGAGCAAATTGGCATACCTGCTGATATCGAGCTACAAGTTTCTAAATGGGCTGCCCAAGCCAGCACCCAATTACTCCAGCAACACAGCCAAGAGCAGCAGAATCAAGCTAATCAAGCCAAAGCGCAAGACCCGGTGATTCAGCTCCAGCAACAAGAGCTGCAGCTCAAAGCCCAAGACCTGCAACGCAAGGCCAAGAAAGACGACGCCGACATTCAGATCAAGCAAGCCGGCCTGCAACTGCAAGGCGCCAAACTTCAAGAGCAGGGCGAGGCGGCGGGTGCGACACTCGCAGCCAACATCCATACCAAGAAGCTCGAGCTCGACGCCAAGGCGCAGGACAGCCATAACAAGCGCGCGACCGACTTACATAAACATCACTCCGGCCAGACCCATGAGGTCAGGCTGCACGAGATGACTCTGGAGCAGCAGTTAGAACAAGCCAAACTGGCCGCCAAGAGCCGCTCAAGCGCCAAGGGAAAGAACTAAGCAATGGACCACGAGACCTTCCCGAGCAAGTATGCGCAGCAGACGCGTGAGGGATGCGCGCTAACTAAATTAGAACAGCACATCAAAGAGCGCATGAGTGTCTACGCCGACACCTTGAGTAGAGGCGCTATCAAAGACTGGGCGGAGTACCGGCATATCGTTGGTAAAATCGACGCCTTTCGACAATTGTTACACTTACTGCAGACCCTCGCGCGGGGGGATGAGGACGACGATGACGCATGAGTGTCCATATAAAGAACGGCGACTGTTTACTGCTACTGGCACAACTGCCGGATAACTGTATGGATAGCATAGTCACCGACCCGCCGTATGGCTTAAAATTTATGAACAAGCACTGGGATCACGATGTCCCCAGCCAAGCGATATGGGAGCAATGCTTACGCGTGCTTAAGCCCGGGGGCCACTTATTGGCCTTTGCGGGCACGCGCACACAGCATCGCATGGCGTGTCGTATCGAGGACGCCGGCTTTGAAATCAGGGATATGATAACTTGGAATTATGGCTCTGGCTTTCCGAAGTCGCAGAATGTCGGTAAGGTAATGGATAGCAAGCAATGGGACGGCTGGGGGACAGCTCTAAAGCCAAGCATCGAACCGATAACCGTTGCCCGTAAGCCGATATCAGAAAAGACCGTGGCGGCTAATGTGCTAAAATATGGCACGGGCGCACTTAATATTGATGGCTGTAGGGTAGCGACTGAAGATTCATTAAATGGTGGCAGGTCAACAGGCTCTTGTAAAGCTACTGACGACAATTGGAACCGCCCTTATATGAATGACGAAGCCTATCTTGCAAACATGGCGAAAGAATCCAAGGAAAGGACGGCTAAAGCGGAAGCATTAGGCCGCTGGCCAGCCAATTTTATTCACGATGGCAGCGATGAAGTGCGGGCGTTATTTCCTGATTCTAAAGGCCAACAAGGGGATGTAAAAGGTACGGAACCTTCGAGGACAGGCGATGAGAACACCCACTGTTACGGTGAGTACGGTCGTATCCCAGCTAGTAAACGTGGTGACACGGGTAGCGCAGCACGCTTCTTTTACTGCGCCAAAGCGAGTAAGAAAGACCGCGAGGGCAGCAATCACCCCACCATGAAGCCTACCGAACTAATGCGCTACTTATGCCGCTTGGTCACGCAACCCAACGGCATTGTCCTTGACCCGTTCATGGGCTCAGGGTCAACCGGCAAAGCTGCCGTACTGGAGGGCTTCTCCTTTGTCGGCATTGAAGTAAACGAAGCCTATTTTAACATTGCCAAAAGCAGGATAAAGCATGACTGACTTATCAGAGGCCAAGTTGGCCTCACAACTGCCCAAGCCCACCGGCTACCATATCCTGTGCGCGGTGCCGGAGATCGTCGAGAAATTCGACAATTCCGAGCTCATCAAGCCGGACACTACGATAGCCAATGAAAGCATACTAACGATGGTGTTATTTGTCGTTGATTTAGGCCCTGACGCTTATCAGGACCCGGTTAAGTTCCCGACCGGGCCGTGGTGTGCTAAGGGTGACTTTATTATTGTCCGCAGCTATACGGGCATGCGCCTTAATATCCATGGCAAAGACTTCTGTATCCTGACCGATGACTCCGTGCTTGCAGTAACACTCGATCCAAGAGGGATACGAAGACGCTAATGGTCACACCCATACTCGAGCGCGACGACAAGTCCCGCAAATTACTGAAAGACTATCAAGACGCGGCGACACAAACGGCGCGCATGAAGTTATTAAATGAGCGCATAGAACACAATAACCTCACCCAGGTAATAAAAGATGAAAACTTGCCCAAAATGCAAAGAAGAGAAACGAATAAACAAAACAAAAGACGGGCTCCAAGGCTGCTGTAAGGTGTGTAAATTAGAGTATCAACACAATAACCCTAATAGAAGGGCTGTTTTAGTAAAGTACCATGCGTCTGATAAATACAAAGCAGTATCGGCAAGGTATCACGCAACGGATAAAGGTAAAGTAAGCATAAAAAAATGGTATTTGTCTGAAGCCTGTAAAACTAAAAGAAGGCAGCAGTATGCGGAAAATGTCGAAGCGAAGCGGGAGTACTATAGAAAATATCGGGCAGAGAATATAGCAGCACTACAAGAAGGAAGAGCGCGGGCGTATGCTAAAGACCCGCAGTCTTTTTTACGTAGGGTAAAGGCCTGCGATGCGTGTAAGCAGTCTCATGATAAATACCGAAAAGCGTATGATTTATTCGTGCTTCAGGAGGCTCGGCAGCTTACCAGACAACGCAATGAGCTGACGGGGGTTAAATGGCATATAGATCACATTATCCCAATATCAAAAGGCGGTACGCATGAACACACCAACATTCAGGTCGTTCCGGCAAAGTGGAACCATAGTAAACTAATCGGCACTTATTTCCCAAGAGGAGAACACTAATGGCATTTCGGTTTCCTGATGAGCTAGAAAACGAAGAACTCGACGCCGACATAGAAATTGAAGAGGAGTCCGATGTCCCGCTTGAAGATAGGGGGGTAGAGCCCCTGCCTAAGGAAATGGCGGATGCGTTGGAAACGCTCCCTGAAGACCCTGAATATAGCAAGGCTGTTCGCAACAAGTTCCTCCAATTTAAGAAGACCGTCCATGATGAGCGCCGTCTGAAAGAGCAGGCGCAGCGCGAGCAGAACGAGGCCCTGAGCCTCGCTCAGAAAATCCTCGACGAGAACAAGCGCCTGAAAGCCCTGCTCAAGACCGGTGAAGAAGAACTTCTGACCACCTATAAGTCGGCCGCGGAGCTTGAAGTCGACAAAGCCAAGCGCCGTTATAAAGAGGCCTATGATGCCGGCACCACCGACGAGATTGTCGACGCCCAGCAAGAGCTGATAAAAGCCAGCGCCAAACTTGACAAAGCGTCGGAATTCAAGCCTACTATGGCGAGCACCGAGTCCGAGTACACGCTGCCCGAAGCCAAACCCGCGGTCGACCCGAACGTCGCCCAATGGGTTGAAGAGAACCCCTGGTACGTCGACCCTTCCAAAAAGAAGATGGCCAAATACGCGCTCGCCGTTCATGAAGAGTTGTCGGAGACCAGCGGGCCCAACTTTGTAGGTTCAAAAGCCTACTTTGAGGAAATCACTAAAGAGGTTAAACAGCGCTTCCCGGAGGAATGGAAAGACCCGGAAGGTGACGCCTCGGCTCCGCTCGGCGCAAGCGATGACGAAGCCGACGTAAGCGCTCGCGCTGAGCGAAGTCGAAGCGTCGTGGCTCCCGTCAGACGCAGCACAGCCTCTAAAAAAGTCGTGCTCAAGACCAGTCAACTGGCGATTGCCAAGAAGCTGGGGCTAACCCCCGAACAGTATGCAATGGAAGTAGTAAAATTGGAGAAAGCTAATGGCTGAGACTAGAGTGATGGACAAACGCGACGCGCACAAGCGTCCCGAGAAGTGGCTGCCCCCCGAATTATTACCCAAGCCGGACGAGATGCCGGGTTGGGCGTACCGCTGGATACGCATAGCCAGCTTGGGACAAGCGGACCCGCGCAACCTGTCCGCA